GTGCGCCCGTTGAAATGCGACTGCGAAGAAGGGGAGATAACGCACGTCTGGAAGAATAAACCGGGGGCCCGCCCATGACCACCCGCCGCGTCAAGGAGTGCAAATGACCCAAAAAGAACGCCATAAGCTAACAAAGGCTAATGACAAGATGTGCTCAGAATTGGTCCGGCGCCGTGACTTCGAGAGGTTCAAGGGATCGTGCGGGCGTTGTGGTCATGCCGTCCCGTCCTGGAACAAACTTCAATGGGCGCATCTTATCAGCCGGTCACATCTCAAAACCCGCTGGAATCCCGACGTAGCCTGCGGTATCTGCGCCGGCTGTCATATGTTCATCGATCGGGAAATGGACGCCAAACAGGAACTGATAGACAAATTCATCGGGCGCGAGAAATATGAACTCTTGAAGTCCGCGGCAAATGACACAGGGAAGGTGGACTATCAGGGGTGGAACCTTTATCTGAAACAAGAGCTGGAGGCGCTATGAGTAAGAATAACGATATGGCCGAAGTAGGTTTCAACTATCTGGCCCTGGCCATCCTGATAAAGCGGCCCGGTGTCAACGGGAAAGAGAGCAAGTGTATCTCGAGGGCCTGCTGCGCCTTGCGGTCTCACTCACTGTCAACCCCAACCATGCAGACCGGGCATGTAAATCACCAGGGCGGCATCGACCTGCTTAACCGGGGCGGCATACTGGGCGACGCGGGACTGTAGAAAATATCCGAACAAAAGTCCTATAATGAGGTCGAATGACTGAGAAGCTGGGTGTGAACCTAATCCCCTACCTGTTGACGCCGAGCCAAGCTGTTTTAATTGAGCTGTGCAAAATTCACCCATGGGACCATATCGAAATCGAATTACAGGATGCGCAGCCGATGGTAGTATTCAAATACACGCACGATGGGTTGGGTAAAGAAAAAATCAGCATCCAGAGAACAGCGGAAATCTTGAGAATAGATTTATCGAAATGGCAAAAGCAATGAGACGAATAACTTTTAACTAACATCGCCTGACCAGGTTTAGGGCCGGAGGGCGGGAATCTCGGACTTGAAAGAGTCTGGGGTTTCCGCCTTTTTTGTTGTCAAAAGGAGGTTTTGATGAGTCGAACTGTAGAGCAACCCCGGAAACACCGCGGCGGTCAACCAGGTAACAGGAACGCGAGGAAGGGCAGCCTCGAGGGGGTCGAAGTTGTCACTATCGACCGGGTGGCCCTTTTGCGGGAAGCTGCGAGAATTGCAACTCTCGCCATGACCCGCTGCGAGACCTGCGGCCAGCTCATTCACCCCCGCTTCAAGCATCACCACTGGAAGGTGAAGGACATCCCGATGGGTGAATGGACGCCGCATGGCCGGGGCGCGTTCAGGGTGGTGGAATATGTTATTTAACACACCGATATGGGACTGTCTCAACTTCGAATCTCAACTCTGCCTCTTCCGGTTCCAGCGAGACAACCATGACGCCGGATGGATGCCCAGGGAGCACCCTACCAGAGTTTCAACTGAAGGGACACGCGGAGGGCTTACATGCTCTGAGAACGTTCCCGCCATCATGCAGGCCACCCCCGAGCAGGTCAAGCACAACATGGGGGTGTTCAGGACGTGACCGACTATTTCTCCCCCGGTGAGTTTCACTCATACCATCGCGACCAGGTTGTGTTTTTCCTGAATGAGTGCAGGGAAAGCTGGCCTCAGAAAGAGTCTAACTACACCGACGCGCCGATCTCGCATCAATCAAGCAGCCACATGCCGGGGGAAACCGAGTCGCTAGTTCGTGCAGAGATAACCCAGCGCATCAGTATGTGCGGAGACTATGGCGTGCGGTTGTATGTCGAGATTATAGCCAAAGGGAAAGAGCGGCCCGTAGAATTTGATGACCTGTCGTCAGATTCCCGTTCTGCGGTCTCATACGTCTGCGGATTATGCCGGCGCTGGCAGTCGTGCGAAAACTGTTTGGTTAAAAAATGCAAACGGCGCGGCCGGAAGCCATGCACGTTCGAGCAATGGATAAACCATAGGTTGCGCTAAAAAACACTTGACAACTTCAGGCACGAGACTTGACTTTATCCGAACAAACGGACTAAAATCTGATTTATAGAGTGGGAAGTCTAACCAAAGACGGCCCGCTCTTTCTTTTTGCCCCCAACTATCCCAAATCTTCGAACAGTTCGTTTTCTTCGGACAGCCTCCACTCCTGCAAGCCGTTAGGGCGGCTCATCCCCGCCAGCGGCACATTACCAGCACCGGGGCGACTGAGGTTATTCCTTCCTAGGCCGCCCCGGACACTATTAAACCACAGCCCGAAATCGACCTCGCCGTCGAAACACGCTCAAAGCGGGGTAGGGCTGGCTGGTTAAGAGGTAGAAAAATAGAAGTTATCTCGAGAATCGTCGATTACAAATCACGTTCTGATACCTTCAAAGTGCACCTTCTGGGTGACATACACCTCGGAACCGCCCACTGTGCGGAAGATAAGATAAAAGCCCGCGTCCAGCAAATCAAGGATGACCCGTTCGCCCTGTGGATAGGGATGGGTGATTATTGTGAATTCATAAGTGCCCACGATCCGCGCTTTGATGGAAAATGTATTTCAAATTGGATCGACCCCGCCGAAATCGGGGAAAGTGAAATAGAGAAAATCGTCAACCTATTTCAGCCCATCCGTTCTAAATGCATCGGGCTATTAATGGGAAATCACGAGGACGCTTACAGGAAACATCAGGACGGAGACCCTCAAAAGCAAATCTGCAAGAGGCTGAACCTTCCAGACCTGGGGTATTCAGCCTTTGTCCGCCTGATTTTCCGCCGTAAGTCCGGTAATTGCAGGGAAGCGCATGAGTTTCTAGGGGTTGTGACTCACGGGGCGGGCGGCGGTATCACGCGCGGGGCCAAAATGACGCGCCTCGAAAGATTCATGGATAACTTCAACGCCAGGTGGTACGCTCACGGCCATGTCCATGACACTATTATATCAACCAAGCACTACATGGAACTCACAGAGGCGGGAAAGATAATCTCGCTCGAAAAGATCGGGGCTATGACCGGCTGCTGGTTTCGGGGATACACGCAGGGAATCCCGCCGTCATACGGAGAGATTAAGAATTATCCACCAAATGGCATCGGAGCACCGGTATTTATCTTTAACCCCCAAGAAAACAAAGTGAGTGTGACGGGGTAATGAAAATCATCTTTGTGTCCGGCCCCTACCGCGCCCCGACAAAGCAGGGCATCGAAGCCAATATCTACGCGGCCATGCACGCGGCAAAAGACCTCTGGCGCTCTGGCTTTGCGGTGATTTGCCCTCATGCGAACACGGCAAACTTCGATGGAGTCGTACCAGATGAGATATTCCTTGAGGGCGATCTTGAGATTTTAAGACGCTGCGATTGCATATTCATGATGGCTGGCTGGGAATCGAGCGAAGGTTCCAAGGGTGAATATGAGCTGGCGCTCGCGCTCGGTCTGGACGTTTATTATAAAACGTCCTGAGAAAACCCCGCATTTTAATGCTGGGGATGAATCAGGGGCAGTTGACAAGCAATGTAGATAGTTGGTATATTGTAAACATGGAATACGAACGTATAAGAAACCAAGTCTACCTCTTGAACTTCCATTTAGTGTGGTGCCCAAAGCGTCGGCGCTCGGTGTTGACTGGCGGTATTAAAGATAGGCTGGCCGAGATATTGGCGCAGGTAGCCGTAGAGCAGAAGGTGAAGATATTAGCGTTAGAGGTAATGCCAGACCATTTACACCTTTTCGTTTCGTGCTACCCACAAATAGCGATTCACAAATTGGTCAAAGCGTTTAAGGGAAGAAGCTCCAACATGCTCAGGAAAGAGTTTCCCACACTGCTAAGGCTCCCTTCGCTCTGGACTAATAGCTACTTCGTGTCTACAGCAGGCAACGTATCCAGCGAAACTATTAAGAAGTACATCGAAGCCCAAAGTAAAAAATGAAACTGACCTATAGATATAGGGCCTATGCCAACAAAGAGACACTGGAACATGTGTCTCAATGGCTGGAGCTATGCCGTAGGCTCTACAATGTGGCACTGGCTAATCGGATAGAATGTTGGCAAGAAGACCACGAAACGGTATCTGGATATGACCAAGCCAACGCTCTGCCCGATTTCAAAATAGTCCACCCCGAATATCAGAACGTAGGTTCCCAAGTGCTCCAGAATGTGCTAGAGCGACTGGATAAAGCCTACAAAGGATTTTTCCGCAGGGTGAAGGCTGGGGGCAAAGCAGGCTTTCCTCGGTTCAGGGGCAGGGGCTGGTATGATTCCTTCACCCTAAAGCAGACGGGCTGGAAACTTGAGGGGAATCATCTGCATATAGCCAAGGTTGGTATCTTCAAACTTCACCTTTCCCGCCCCATTGAGGGGGAGATTAAAATTGTCACCATGCGCCGCTCTGCTACCGGTAAGTGGTACGTCTGCTTCTCTTGCGACAGCGTGCCGGAGAATAAACTTCCTGAGAATGACAAATCCATCGGCATAGATGTAGGCATAACCTCGATGGCAGTAGACTCTGAGGGACACAAGATAGATAATCCACGCTATTCCAACAAAAGCATGGCAGAACTGCGGCTAAGGCAGCGCAGGTTGAGCCGGAGGATTAAAGGCTCACAAGGAAGGAAACGAGCTCGGGTATTAGTAGCTAAGGCACACGAAAAGGTAGCCAGTCAACGCGCAGACTTTCTGCACAAGGTAGCCAATTACTACATTCAAAGCTACGGCACGATTTACGTAGAGGGTTTGAATATCAAGGGGATGGTGCGGAATCACCATCTGGCAAGGCACATTCTGGATGGAGCTTGGGGGCAATTCTTCGGGCTGCTATCCTATAAGGCTGAGAGTGCCGGTAGGATACTGGTCAAAGTAGCGCCCCAAAATACCTCTCAACTCTGTTCAGGATGTGGTATTAAAGTACCAAAGACACTAGCTGAGCGTATCCATTGCTGCCCTAACTGCGGATTAGTGTTAGACAGGGATGAGAACGCCGCTAGGAACATACTCAGTCGTGGGGTCGGGCAGACCCCTCAGGTGCTAACGTGGGAGGTTGCTCCGTGCGTAGCCTGAAGAATCCCCGCTCTTTAGAGCCGGGGAGTGTCAAGGAAACTACGATAACCCCAAAGCTCACAATAAAACAGGCTCGTTTCTGTGTCGCCTACTTCAAAGGCGGCTGCTCGAACGCTACTGAGGCGGCTTTAGCTGCTGGATATAAACCCAAGACAGCGAGAGCGATAGCTTCGGAAAACTTGACAAAGCCAAACATAATTCAAAAAATAAGCCACCTACGCGCCGCCGTTGATACTTCCGCCGTTGCATCTGTCCAGGAGCGCAAGGAAATACTCACTCAAATCGCCCGCGGCAAGCTCATAGACTTCTGTGAGTGCGGCGAGGACGGCGTCTGGTTTAACATCGGGCCTGAGACGCTTCGAAGCGCGGCCCTCGCATCCGTTACCTCAAAGACTGTCATAGGCAAAGATGGGGCGGATGACGCCTTGTTTATCCATGCGGAGCTTCGTAATCCTGTGGACGCTATCAAGGAACTCAACAAGATGGACGGAGTCTACCCCTCCGAGTCGATAGACATAACATCCAAGGGTAAGCAAATCAATACCTCGATCACACAGATAAACATAGGAGAAATCGATGTCTCAAACGCCCTCGCTATCCTTGTCAAAGCGGGGGCCGTCCGGCTGGGAGCCACTGAAGACGGTCAACCCCCGTCTGAACAAGTACATACCTCACAAGCCGACGGACAAACAGTTAGCCTTCCTGCTACTGGATAACCAAGAGGTGTTTTACGGCGGGGCGGCTGGCGGTGGCAAGTCCGACGCTCTTTTAATGGCGGCTCTCCAGTACGTAGACATCCCGGGATATGCGGCCATCATCTTCCGTAAAAACTATTCAGAACTCACACTCCCCGGCGCACTACTTGACCGCTCCCGTGAGTGGTTGTCTAAATTCCAAAGCCAGGGTGTTGTTTGGAAAGAGCAGGAAAAAACTTGGCACTTTCCGAGCAGCGCGACGATCTCATTCGGCTACCTCGATAACGCCACGGACATGTACCGCTACCAGGGCGCGGAATTCCAGTTTGTAGCCTTCGATGAATTGACCGAGTTTTCCGAAAAAGCCTTTAAATTCCTCTACTCCCGGTTACGCCGCCTCGAAACATCTGAAATCCCCTTGCGTATCCGGGCCGCGTCCAACCCCGGCGGTGTAGGTCATGACTGGGTAAAGCAGCGGTTTATTACGGAGGGTCTTGAAAAGGGTCGTATATTTATACCGGCACGGCTAGACGATAACCCCTACCTGGACAGGGGGTCCTACACTCAGAGCCTCAATCAGCTTGACCCGATAACCCGACAGCGGCTTCTTCTGGGCGACTGGTCCGCCAGAGACACGGGAAACTTATTCAAGCGCGAGTGGTTTGACATCGTAGAGGCTGCGCCCGCTGGCATCAGGTGGATAAGGTATTGGGACATGGCCGCCACGGAGGCCACAAAGGGCAAAGATCCGGACTATACCGCAGGATGCAAGATAGGCAGGGACGGACAAGGGAAGTTCTATATAGCCGACATGCGACATCTCAGGGCATCTCCCCAGGGCGTCGAAGCTCTTGTAAAACAAACAGCCATACTCGATACTACCGCAACCAAAATCTACATCGAACAGGAGCCGGGCGCGGGCGGTAAAACATTAATCGATTACTACATCCGCCAGCTCGCTGGTTACTCGATCACCCCAGACAGGCCCGCTACCGACAAAGTTACGAGGGCCGCTCCGGCATCATCCCAGGCCGAGGCTAAGAACATATTACTGATACGGGGCGCGTGGATTGGCGACTTCCTAGACGAGGTTGAAGCCTTTCCCAACGGCTCACACGATGACCAGGTTGACACGATGAGCGCGGGGCTGGGGATACTTACAGGGACCGCTGATTTACTCGCCCTCTGGCAGGGAGCGGCCAAACTTATGACGGACAAACAGGAGCAACATGGCTGATTTTAGACTATATACTGCAAAGCCCGAAACGCCCGCCTTGTGGCTCCCGTCTAACGTTGGGTTCGGTCCTGGTGCGCCTATCAGCCCCTCTGCCCCCGGCGAGAAGCCCCGCGCCAATGACTATGCGGTCTCGCGCAACATGCAAATCATGCCCCGCGCTACCGAGGCGCGGGCGGTTACATATGACCAGATGAGGGGACTGGCGCAGATTGACGGCATCCTACGGACTATCATCGAGCAGCGCAAAGACGAGCTGAAGGGGCTGGATTGGCAGATAGCAACCCGCAAAGAGTTTGCCGACGAGGATTATTCCACCGAACAGAAACAGGGTCAAAAGTTCTTTGAGCGCCCCGATTTAGAACATACGTTTGACCAGTGGCTCGGCATGCTGGCCGAAGACCATTTTGTCGTTGACACCCCGGCTCTCTACAAAGAGCGAGACCGTATCGGGCGTTTCCGCTCCCTGCAAATAGTGGACGGCACTGGGATACTCGTACTGGTGGATGACACGGGGCGTGTTCCGGCTCCGCCCGAGATGGCTTACGAGCAAATCATCAAGGGTATGCCGCGCACGTCTTATATTAAACCCGTTCCCGGCGATAATAACGGACAATATGAACTTTACTACAGGCCATATAACACTCACTCAGACGGGGTGTATGGCTTCTCGCATGTGGAGTCAATCGCCCAGATTCTCAACATCGTTATCCGGCGCAATGTGAGCTTCCTTGAATGGTTCCGCTCGGGCAACGTTCCCCAGGGCATCGTTCAACTTACAGACGATACTATGAAAGCCATGACGCCCGATCAACTTCCCCAATGGCAAGCTGTGATTGATACTTTGTTATCTGGTGATCTGGCCCAGCGGTCGAAGATGCACGTCCTGCCCGGTACGGGCGGCGTCCAAATGCTCCAACAGCTCCAGTTTGATGGCCTGTTCGACGAATGGCTGGCCCGCGTAGAATGCGCCTGTTTCGGTGTCTCTCCCGCCCCTTACGTTCGCATGATGAACCGGGCCACCGCCGAAACTCAAGAGGAAGCGCGCCAGGAATATAGCCTTATTCCCCTACTTAATTTCTTCAAGTCGTGGTTTGACCAGATTCTTTGTGACGACCTTGGCCTCCCCATGCTTGAGTTTATCTGGACGCCGGGCGCGAATTACAACAAAGAGCGCTCGGATATGAATGACCAGATGCTGTCAAAGGCAATTAAGACCATCGACGACATCCGGGGGGAGCAGGGGTTACCTCCCCTTGATAACGGCATGGGGGCGATTCCCCTTGTTTTCACAGGTTCAGGGCCTATCCTGCTGGCCGATGTCCTGTCCGGCAAGTTCCAGCCCGGAGCGGTTCAGGGACAGCAGGGCGCCCAAATAGGCCAGCCGCAGGGTTTACCCGCCTTATCTATCGCGCCGCCGGATGATGAGCGGGAATCGGATTACTACCCCGAGCTATCCCTGAAGTCCGAGCTGGACGCATGGGAGAAATTTACCCTTAACCGGCTGGGTAAAAAATCCTTGAGGGAATTTGAGACGAAAACTATCCCCGCCGAAATGAAGCAGGCCGTCTCTGTGAAACTGGCTGGTGCGTCTACTCCCGAGGCGGTAAAAGCTTTTTTTGACGGCGTGCGCACGGGTTTAGGGAGAAGGAACCGCACACCCGCAGTGGGGGGCTCTCTTGACCAGCTTATCGGCTCCTATGAGGACGTGCTAAAGACCGCAATGGAAAGGGCGAAAGCTACCGTCGAGGCGGCTTAAATGGATGACACGCTGTCTAAACTCTCCCAGCAGATGCAACTTGCCGCGGCGCAGGCGGATTAAGTTAGTTGTAAGTTCGTAGCGACGGACTTTATCCAACCCAAAAATTCTAGTTTGCTCATCGTAAACTTTGCACGATTGATGGGCTAAAAGTCAAATGAAATGAACGAAATATTGGCCAGTTTATCCAAGAATATGCAATTAGCGGCGAGTCAATTTCTTGTATTGGCCTACACTCTGGGCCGCAACAAAGCAGCTAAGAAGTACGGCATCCTTCCCTGGGGCGAGATCGACAACGTAAATATCGCCATGCTGATTAACCGGCACGCGCAGGAACTGGCGGCGAGTATGGCCGCGCTCGAACTCCGAGCTTCACAGGGCGAGCCTCTTAAAGACCTGCTTGACGGGCTGATTCACCGGGTAGGTTCGTGGTCATGGGTACTCTCGCCTGCTCTCGCGCTGGGGCTTGCGGCTTATGTTGATACCGCGCGCCGGGACATCGCCACACAGATACAGGTTGAGACCGTCCCACCAGGCAAGCCTCCTATTTCAGGTGCCGTGGGCGTACTGCCCGCAGCGAATGATATAGGAATCATCTGGTATACCGCCGAGGATAAAAGGGTCTGCCCGAAGTGTTTATATCTGGCCGGACGGTGGTTTGACGCGAAGCAGGCCTACGATTTAGCCCGATCAATCCACATTGGGTGCAGGTGCTCAGCTTTTTTCGACATCGGTATGCCGGATGAGGCGCTAGTCGGCCCGATCCCCGGGTACAAGCCTGGCACCGCTCAAGATGTTTACAGGGATTTGCACGTTGACGGGCTGGCATCAGCAAGAACTCGCCGCGCCCGGTCAATCATCGAAAAGGGAAAACCCAAAGAATACGCGAGGGCATGATGGCCTCGAAGAGTTTATACATCAACTTTTACTTCACACCCTACCTCGTGGAGCGCCTCAAACAAGCCATAGAGCTTGACCTCTTGGAGGTCTACCAGCCTTCCATCGAGTCAGTTTATGTCAAGGGTGTATACGCTTTAGTCCCTTCCCTTAATTTTTACCTGAATTAAGAGGTGAATCATGGAATTATCGTCCAATCTCTCAGTAAAGGCTCAAAAGGTTTTTAAGGCCGTCTATAACCGCGAGTTTGCCAAAGACGGCAACGAGGCCCGTGCTTTTAAGTGCGCTTCTGAAAAGGCAGGCGCCACAATCGAAAACCTGCCAACCGAAGATACCGAGAGCCGAGTCAACAAAGAGGACTTGTCCCAGTCCTGTGTTGATGAGGCAAACGCCGCCGCCGATTACAGGGCGAGGGCAGATTTGGCCCTATCGGCAGGTGACGTAGAGTCTGCCGCTCTCTTTGAGCATATCGCCGCCGAAGAGGACGGGCATTATAACGAGTTCGCAGGGCGGCTTCAGGGTATGAGTAAGGCACTAAAGGCGCTCAAGACAGCATTTGTCGAAGAGCCATCAATCCCCGCCGTCAAAACCTACGCGGTCAAGTTCTTCGATGAGGAAAAGGGCGTCGTGGAAGGTTTGGGCGTCCCTTACGGCGGCCCGCTGCGCGAGAAAGTCTCAGACCTCGGCAAAGACCTTCATGCCGAGTGGTTTGACGGCAGGACCGACTGCACGTCCGAGCGGTATGACGGCAAATCGGTCAAGTCCATGCCGGAACTTTACCACCACGGGCTTGACACAGAACTCAAAGACGCGCCCATCGGGAAGGTTATCGAAATCACGGACACGCCGGAAGGTAAATGGTTTAAGACACAACTCGACACGGCCAACCGCTATTACGAGCTAATCAAGATGCTCGTTAAGCTGGGTAAGCTCAAGTTTTCGAGCGGAGCGTTTGCCGATGGCGTGGTCAAATCACTTGAAGGCCACGTCGAAAAATGGCCGCTCAAAGAGATATCACTCACACCCTACGCGGCCAACCCTATGGCCGACACCGCTTTCAAGTCCCTACTGGAAACACCGAACTATAACGAAAATAAATTGGAGGTAAACATGGCAACAAAAAAGGCCGTCAAGGCCGAAGAGAAACCCATAACTCCCCCGGAACCTGAAAAGAAACCCGAAGACGGCGCACCTACCCCTGTCGAAAAGCCCGCTGTGGAAGTCCCCGAGGACGCGAAGCCGGAAGCCGTAAAACACTTTATGAAGTGTGCGACGTGCGGCAAGTCCATTCAACTCCCCCAGCCGGTCACTGACGCCCTCAATGCGTTGGTGGCGTCAGCCCAGGACATCCTGTCCGGCGGCGACGGCAGCGGTGAGACCGCGCAGGATGAGCAATGGGCCGCCCCGCCCGTCCCGCCCGCGCAACCCGTCGCGCCTGTTCCCCCGAAGGCCCCTGCCGCCCCAGTTTCTGAAGCCACCGAAACCCCCAAGCAGGAAGCCGCGGAACCTGTAGCCGAGCAAACCCCCGAAGAGGAGAAGAAGAAACCCCCGTTCAAATCAGTTACCCCCGAGGCGGTTAAAAGCCTTATCGACGAAGCTGTAGCCAAGGCGATTAAAGGCGTTGAAGAGGCGGTTGTAAAGCCGCTTAAAGAACGCATTGAGACCCTCGAAAAGCAGCCCGTCAAAGGCCCCCCGCTCCGTGACGTAAAAGCGGTTACCAACACCAAAATGGGAGAGACCAACGACCCCAGCAAGGCAGCCTTCTACGACGCGCTGCTCAAAGACCCCAATATCTCCGCATCGACCCGCATGGAAATCGCCCGGAAGTCGGCTGAGGACTCAATTATGGATGTCTTCGCCGCCGGCCCCCAATCGCCCCGACACAATTAAATTTTTAACAGGAGAAGAAAATGCCTCAGACAAACAACCTCGGACTTACCACGGATGAAACCTTGGCACTCGCTCAGGGCCTCCAGACCGGCCCGCGCAAGGCCACTTCCGCCGTCAAGACCGGCATCACCTCAAGCCAGTATCTTTACGGCTACCCACTGGAAGCCCCCGCGAAAAAGCTCTACTTTATCGAGGACACCCTGCGCCGCCGCATCCCCCGCGTTCTCAACGAGACGGGTGGCGTCGCGGCTCACTGGAAGGTTATCACTGCCATCAACTCCGGCAAGATCAAGGCTTCCGTAGCGGCAGGTGCCGTTGCAACCGCCCTGACCCTGGCCACCGCCGAAAAGAGTGCTAACTACAAGACGCTCAACCAGTACAATACCTACGATGACGAGTCTCGCATCTTTGGCCGCAAGTTCGAGGACGTGCCCCAGCTCGGTATGCTGTCCACCCTCCAGTCGCTGATGATCCAGGAAGATCGTTACGACCTGGGCGGGAACATCACCGCCCTCGGCGCACCCACGACTGTCACCGTCGCAGACGGTGCTTCTTCCGGCGGCACCTTCGCCGGCTCGGCCTACTACATCTCTGTTTCCGCCCTGACTATTCACGGCTGGCAGAACGGAGCGGCTGGCCGCATCTCTAGCGTGGACGCTCCCGACGAGACCCCCGCCACTTCATGCAACACCGGCACCCCATTCTCTGCGTCGGCCAACCATACCCTGACCTGCTCATGGACGGACGTGCCCAACGCCTTCGCCTATAACATCTATTGCGGCACCGCGTCCTATGCCGCCGCCGTTTATATCGGCACGGCCTTCACTAACAGCGTCACCCTGACCAGCCCGACGTCCTATAACGGGTACACCACCGGAACAGGTGTCGGGAACTCCGCCGACCAGACCGCCGACGCCAACGCCTATAACGGCATCGTTCCTCTGCTGAATGCGGCCTCGTCCGGCGCCTACTACAAGAGTCTGGCTGGTTCTGCGTTGACAGGCGACGGCTCCGGCGGCGTGGTCGAAATTGAGACCATGCTGCAATCCATCTGGAATAACTACCGCGTTTCCCCAACCGCCTTCTTCGTCAATGCCCAAGAATCCAAGTCTATCAAAAAGCTGGCCATCGGATCCTCGACCTCTAACGCCGTGCGCGTGACCATCAATGAGGACGACAAGAACAAATTCACCGCCGGCAGCGCCGTCAACACCTACTTCAGCCCCTACCAGGAGCAACTCATTGAGATTAAAACCTCTGTGCATGTTCCTCCAGGCAAGATCATCGCCATCGGAGAGACCGTGCCCTACCCGAACGCCGAAACCCCCAACAACCTCGAAATGGAACTCCAACAGGAATACTACGGCGAGATGTTCGCCCGCACGACCCGCGTGACCCCTGTCGGCGTCACGATGATCGGCGCGCTCAAGCTCTACCTGCCCGGTGCCTGTGGCGTCATCTCCAACATCATCCCTAGCTAAAACGGAACGCAAGGGGCCGGGTTAAAGCACCGGCCCCTTTTCTTTGAGGTGCAGCATGTTTAATTTTAGAAAGAAGCCACTGAAGGCAACCCCCAACAATACGCCAAGAGTATTCACGTCAACGCCTGTTGTCACTGATAGTCTGCAAACAGGCGACATGCTGGTCTCCTCGAATACCCTCCAGATGTGGGGCGTGACGGGGATAACTGCCAACGCCTCCACTTCTACTCAGGCGACGAGCGTGGCCACGGCAACACCCGTAAACGCCGTAGCCGCAACTTTGACCACGGCTTTGACGGGGGCAATTGACGACCTCACCTTTACCGCCGTGACTAAGGGTACAGCCGGACAGAATATAACGGTTGCCTATGTGAACGCAGGGGCCACTCAAACCCTAGCCTGCACGGTCACAGGAACCGCCATATCGGTCAACCTGGCTACAAACGGCAGTAGCGTGATAACTACCATTGCCTCGGACATTTCGACCCTCATAGCTGCCACACCTGCGGCCGGCGCCTCACAGTGGGTTCCGTCTATTAATTTGTCTTAAAAGGGGTGAAATCATGGCAGCAGCTAAACGGCAGCACGTATCCCCTCTCAAGTGGTTAAAAACGCTTACCGCCGATACTAATCCGGCCAATGACTCTACGAACCCCATCCCTATCGGTTCAGAACTTCAGGACTTACAGGCGGGCATCATTTACAAGTGGGACGGCGCGTCTTGGGTTCTTTCGCAGAAGTTAACCATATCTTGACCGGGAGGCATTCATGGCCGTAACTTTAACCGCCCCGATAAGCGCCGCAGACCTCGAAGCATATCCCGGCCTCAAGCTGCCAGATGGTTTTGCCGGGGACTCTGTGACTCTCCTACTCAATAAGGCGTGGGCCGCGCTTTCCACGTTCGCCCATCAACCGCTTTCACAGACCGCCAATACCGAAATTGAGCAGTTCGGGAGCGGGTTCTGCAACGTAGCTCCGGACGGATCCCTTGTTGTTTTGACGCGGAACGTCCAACCGCCACCCATCACGATAACGTCTCTCTCTTATTCAGTTTCCCCCGCTAACCATGGCTGGACGGCGTTGACCGGCTTTGACACGGTAAACGAAAAGGTCATATTGAGCGCCAGCCCGTTCCGCCGGGGGGATACGGGATTCGTTCAACTCGTCTACACTTCCGGATTCCCTCTCTCCTCTGTCCCTGAAGACCTCAAGATCGCGTGCGCACTCATGGCGAATCACCTCCTATCGGGTGGTTTCTTCCCGACTGAAGGCGGTAGCGGGGAGGGGTCATTGCTCCCTGCCTGGCTACCGAGAGACGTTGATAGAATCCTGAATACCTACACCAGGAAGCGCTAATGTCCGTCTCAATCAACGTCAAAATCTCCGGCCTGGAAAACATGCAGCGGGCCGTCAATAATCTGGCCGAGAAGATTAACAACCCCGACGATAAGCTCATGAAGCGTATCGGCGACACGATGCTTGAAGATACCGACAGGCGCTTCATGACGCGCGGCTATGGAACCTGGCCGGAGGATTCGCCCGAGACGGTAAAAAGGAAAGGCCACGGCAATGTTCTGATAGAAACCGGGGCCATGATGTCCTCTACCAAGATTACAAGGCAGGGAAATACGGTCAAACTCTCCGTCCCTTATGGCGGCAAGAATAGAAGCCCGGACGTGCCTGAATATCATCAAGAGGGAACGCGCAGGATGCCCCAGCGCAAGGTAGTGGCCGTTACCACTCAGCTCACATCGGCCCTCGCGGCCACATTGACCATCTGGATTAGGGATGTAGTCGCGGCTTTCGCTAAGGGGGCGTAAAAAATGCTCACGTCTCTCAATACCTTAATCACGTGGCTCACCCCTATGACCTCGGACTCCTCCCAAGACTGGTACGTGTCCGAGTTTTACACCGGCGAACCTTCGCAGGCATGGGCGAAACACGTTCCTTTTTGTGCGGTTATCCCCCAGCCTTCGAGTGTGGAAGCGGCCTTTGTCGAACAGGACACGGACACCGAGAACTTCAATATCAGATTCTACCAGTCCGGGGCAAGGTCAAACATGGAGCCCGCCGAAGTGCAAGCCGGGATTACAAAACTAATGGCTCAATCCGATTATGCGAAAACCTTACTCCGCACCGACCCGACGAACGGCGGCGCGTGGGTCACATCGAGCATCAAAATCAACCCCACCTTGCCCGTCACGAACGAGAGTAACGCCTACCGCATGGGCGAGATTCAAATAGAGATTAAAACGAGGCGCCTATGGGGGCAATAATCAAGGGGGTGGCCGATGAAGAGCCGCCCCTCATTATTAAAAAGGCTTGTCAACGTCGTCGGCTCGCTTACCTGCTTTCTGGACTTCTATGTCGGAATCCTCTTTGGAGAGGGCAAGGTCTTAGAAGCGTGGCTTATCTTGGCTGTGAGCGTCGTTATAAGCACAGCGGTTTTTGAGCTTTGGACTTGGTATTTGGAATATCTCACAAATAAGGGGGAATAAAACATGAGCGCAGGATCAAAGGCTTTCAGGAAAATTCAGGTAGGTTTAGAAACTACCAGGGGCCAATCGGTACCAGCGACGGCCCGCCTAATCGGCACACTGACACCAAAACAGACACAGAAGTATTACAGACCATCAGACCTCGAAACGGGCGCGCTTAACGACTACACGCGCTCAGACATTACCTCCACACAGATGACGGCGGCTTTCGAGTCGGACGCGAACTATGAGCAACTTGCCTACCTGCTCGGCATGGCGGTCAAGGGTGGTATCACGCCCACGGGGGGCAGCTCTGCGCCATACATCTGGACGTATCTTTTAAGCCCGACGGCCTCGCAGACACTAGATACCCGAACAGTTGAATACGGGGATGATGTGCAGGCGTTTCAGTCGCCCTTCGTCTTCGGTACGGACATAGAACTTACCGGAAAACTGGAGGACGTGGTCAAGGTTAAATCCAACCTGGTAGGCCAGTTTCTATCCACCCATACCTTTACGACCGCACTCACCAACCCCACAACATTACACGCCGTCAACGTGGGCACGGGTAAAACCTACTTGGACCCCACGTGGGCCGGGTTGGGCGGGACTCAATTATCCTCGACCCTCGTGGATTTCTCATATAAACTGACATCCGATAAGGGCACGCCCCAGACGCCTATCAAGTACATGGACGGTAACAATTACTATACTGACATAGCGGAACAGAAACGCCATATAGAAATGAGCCTTACGCTGGCGTTTAACTCCAGCGTAACCGCCCTTTTTGCTGATTACACCGCTAGTCCACAAACCGCCAAGTTTTGGGACCTTAAATTCACCGGCCCGACTATCACGGGAGGCACGATGGGGTTGGCGCTCGGTGGCTGTTTCATTATTGACGACTACTCCGAACTCAAGGACCGTGACGGGCAGGACATCGTATCACTGAAGCTCATGTCGCGGCTTGATGCCACATCCGGCGATGAGTACCAGATAATCTTGACAAACTCTATCGCGTCCCTGGTCTAAAATGGAGGTTTTATGACTAATAACTACCCCCTCGTGATAACTCTCAAAGTGCCTCATTACGGCTGGGAAATCAAGGTTTTTGAGCCGACCCTTGAGGAAAATCAAACCATCGACCACGAATTGCAGGCCGGCTTCGACAAACTGGACGCGGCCAAACTCCAACAGTCATTCGCCAATATTCTAGTCCCGAATGGTTGGAACTGCACGGACAGAAAGGGACAGCTTTTGCCCTGTAACATCGAGGGTGTCAGGCAAATCCCCCAGTCGGTATTTCTAAAGATGATCGCGGAGTTGGCTGAAGCCCTCAAGGTGGGCTTTAGCGACCCAAAACCAAGCTCCGCATCATCGCCTACTACAAAGGCAGAGCCAGGGGCGATACAGACAACATAGCCCCCCTTGATGTGGTCATACACGAAATGGCTCAGAAATATAACCGCTTCCCGTGGGAGTTGAAACAAGCTCCGGCCCGCGAGTTTTTTAAGATGCTCGAAATCGAGCGGCTAAAGGATTGGGCTGCCAATGTCGGATAATGAAGTTGTATTGCGAACTGTAGTTGAGGTTACCGGTGTTGAACAACTACAGAAAGTTAATAAAGAGCTGGCCAACTTGGGGAAATCCAACGTCAATGCCACTGAAAGCACAGGCAAACAGAGCGCGGCGTTGGACAAAAACACATTCAGCCTCAAGCAGATGGTGCCCCAGCTTCAGGCGTTCAATCCGCTTATCAGCCAAGCGGGTTTCGGCTCTCTGTTCGCCGCTGGCGGGTTTGTCGGGCTAGCCGTAGCCATGGCCAGTTTCGGCACGCAACTACCCGCTCTTGAGGCGCAAATTTCTACGTTCGGCATGACAATGGGGTCATACGGGGGGGCAATTGAAACTGCCGCTGAATCTTACAACCAACTCCAGGAGTTGTCTCTTAAAAACAACATAACGATGGGGCAAACATCGAGCGCAATGGAAACCCTTATAGCGGTTACTCACAACCAAGCAAATGCCGAAACCTACCTTTCCGAGGCCACGGAGATGCATCTTGCTACGGGTAAATCAGTGACCGACATGGCCAAACTGCTGGCGGACGCGCTCAACGGTAATATCGCGGTATATTCAGCCACGGGCGAGAGGCTCCAAGGCGTCGCCGCCGCACAAAGGGAGTATCAGCTCGCCACAGCGCAGGGAACAGCGGCTACTAAATTCTTTAACTTCGGGCTTGACCAGACCAAAATGCTGGGGGAACAGGCACTCGGAGCCTTGAAGGTAGTCGGAGCTGGGTTACTAACCATTGTCATTTCTCCCTTGGTGTTAATTGAGGAAGTCCTCAAGGGGCTATCTGACCTTTTTAACTCATTCCCCCGCTGGGGCAGCAATATATCTCACGCCTTGAGCAATATAGGACAAGGACTTTCTGACTTCTTTTCTTCCGCTGGGGCTAAGATGTCAAGTGGCTTCTCCGATGTCGGCAAAGCTATGGATAATATCGGGTCGTCTCTCAATACGGCGGGGTTGTCGATTACCGGCTTCCTATCAACGATAGGCTCCAAGCTCGTGACTGGTTTCGGTGACATCGGAGCAGGGGCAAAGGTCGCTTGGGATAAGGCCGTTAATGTCGCAACCTGGCTAATGAGCGGCATCATGGCGGGTGTCAATTGGCTTACGAGCAACGGCGGGACGTTAATCTCTACCGCATGGACTGCGATTTGCACGGGCTTCAAGACCGCATGGAATAAGGCCATTGACATTGTGGGATGGATAACCGATTCGATAAAAACCGGGGCAACCTGGTTAGCAAACGAGGGCATATCGTTACTTGGCAAGGCGTGGATAACCACTGTTCAAATCTTCAAGAATGCCTGGGATGACCTGGTGGATGTGGCAAAATGGATAACAGGTTCGATCAATAATGCCGTTACGTGGATCAGTAACGCAGGCAGAATGTTGATTGGAGCCGCGTGGATAGACACGTGCAGCGTATTTAAGAACGTCTGGGATGACCTCTGCAATATCAAGGATTGGGTGGTTTCCGCTTTTAACAACGCCATTACTTGGCTCGAAAATGTGGGAAAATCACTCTGGAATAACACACTGGGCCGTATTTTTGGAACCGTGGGTTCTGCGTCAACAACCTCCAGCTCTACTACTCCTGGCTATGCTTCGGGTACTGATTACGCCCCCGGCGGTATGGCTACTGTGGGCGAGAATGGGCCCGAACAAGTCTATCTGCCCCGCGGCTCACAGGTTGTGCCGAATGGCGGCGGTGCAGTAAATATCTCTGTCAATATCTCTACGCTGGGTAGTATCCCATCCAGTGTAATCAATGAGATTACGTCCTCAATCTTTAGCGAGATGCAGTTACGAGGCATAACTTAAAATGTCAGCGCCCTTGACTGTGACTATAAACGGTGTCCAATACGATCCGTGGACACCTGCCGAATTTACTTACACCAACTCGATGGGGCAGACTATCCCCACGATGTCGGGGACGCTCTACGACAAGGGCGGCACGCTGCCTATCCCCCCAATGGCCGCCGACATGATTGTGCGAGACGCTACCGGTGCGCCTGTATGGGGCGGGTTGCTATCGATGCGTACGGGCCGGACTGAGGGCAATAATCGTTACTGGGACATCCATGGGCAGGGGTATGCCCTACTTTTGCAGAAAACCCTCGTATACGGCTCTTATGGCGTGGCTTATACCTATACCAATCAATTCGGCCAACTCTTAGCGGGGGACCTTGCAATCATCGCCAATCTGTTCGAACAATGCATCGTCGGCCCCGGCGGCACTCAATCGACGCCCTCTGAAATAATGGTGAACGCGAATTACTGCCAACAGGGCACGACGTCCCTTTCTACCGTTGACTTTCTGTATGCCTACCAGCAGGAGGTTATCCAGTATTTTTGCAACCTGGTGGGGTTCGGTTACTATGTAGACCCGCTCAAGATTATCCACTATTACTATCTGCCGATGAACCTCGCGCCGTTCTCGCTTGCCAGCACGGATGTAACCTCAGTGAGCGGGAGGGCAGCGGTTCCATACCATAACCTCAGATGGAAAGAGGATGCAACCCGTCTCCAAAACAACTTCCTTGTTTTTGGGACTACCGTTACGAGCAATACCCAGCCGCCGTTTTATCTGGCGGGTGATGGTGTCAGCGCAACGATAAACACCACGCCCGTAGGTACTAACTACCCCATTTCAGGCGCGCCAGGGACTTACACATTGCCCGTCTGGTTAAATACAGGGACGCAAGCCGCGCCCGTATGGACTCAATTAGTCTCAGGTGTTAAAGGTGTTGACACACTGGGCCAGTATTCCGGCGGGGCGGGTGGTGTGGTGCAAGTCCTTTTCGACGGCGCAAACCAACAATTGATATTCCAGACAGCGCCGCCCGCTTTTACCAATGCGGTTAAAATTGTTTACGTCTTTACGTACCAAGGCGGCCAGCCTTTCCCGGACATACCGAGCCAGACAACATATAACAGGGTGTTTTCTCAGAGGCTTATCGCCTCCGACGCCAACTCAGCCGCCGCCATGACCTCGCTAGTAAATCATCTTGACCAACAATTCGCAAACCCCCTAGAGGTCTTGACCTGTAATGTGGTAGACACGGAGTTCCCGTCCGGCAATTCAAACCGCTTCCTTGTGGGGCAATGGTTGCCGTTTTGGAATAAGACGCTCGGGATAAACTCCGGGTACTACATACATTCGATAACCACTAAAGTTTTGGGCGGGCAGACACGAAATTACGACCTAGAATTACGGTCTTATACACTGGAGTAAAAATGTCGAATAACAGCCAGGCGGTTACAACCCGATCTAGCGATTTCATGCAAGTATTAGTCAACCTCCAGCAGGGCGTGCAGGCCGCAGCACCGTCGAATAGTCCCGTTTACCTCGGGGCGATTGAAACCGACGCATCCACTAAAACCGATACATCTTCGATAGCGGCCGCCGGGCCACCCTATTACTCCCAATCAGCCGCCATCTATATCGGAGCGGCGAACGCCATAATTTGCGGCTTCTTTGCCGCCTCTTGAGGGGATATGAACATAACTGTAAAAGGCCATGTCCAAATCAGGACAACCGACGGCGAGATTCTCGCAGAGCGAGATAACCTTGTCGTAACTAACGCGCGGGTCTTACTCGCTGCGGCAACTGCGGGTAACTCCGGCTATCAAGTTATTTCCTATTGCGCCATCGGGACGGGCACCACGACGCCCGCTATCACTAACGTAACCTTGACCTCTGAGGTCTCGCGGCAACCTACGTCACTCAGTGGCGCATCGGGTGTTACTGCAACGATCCAAACCTTATTCCCTGCCGCTTTGTCATCCTTCAGTATTAAGGAGTTGGGCCTTTTTGGCGGCGCGGCTACATCGGTATCAGGCAGCGGATTGATGTTCTCGCACACACTTTTGACCTATAACAACGCATCCGGCCCCAAAGACCTTATCATCACATGGACAATTTCGTACTCTTAGGAGCGTAAAATTATGGCTTGGCATTCAGGATTCTGGCAAGCAGGCGTCACGGGTACCGCCGCGAATATGAATAATTGCCTTTTGGGTTGGGGCCTTTATTCGGATTTCCCGACTCCGGCCGCGGCCCCGTCTTCCCCCGGACTTACCAATGGAACAGGTGTGGCGACAGGTTCGCCTATCAATCTATCAGCCGGGGCAAATACCATCACCATCACAACTCAAGGCACTTTTACTATTAACCTAACTACGGGCAACGCTGGTATAGTCACGTCGGGAACCTCTATAGTGACCGCCTCGCCCGTCTCTTTAACTAGCGGCTCCAATACCATCACCACCACGGGGACGGGTACGATTACGGTGGGTATTACAGTCACCGCGCCAGGAAATGCCGGTATGCTCGCCCTTGCCACAGACCGGGATATGATTTATTACTCGGACGGCTCGGCATGGCAGCAGTCGTCTATCGTACCGCCCGCCTCACTCGCGCAGGGAGACATCATTTATTTTAACGGCACGAGTTGGGCGAGGCTCGCCGCCACCACGGCGGGTTATGTTTTAACCACGCATGGAGCAACCAGTAATCCGACTTTTGCAGCGCCTACGGGCATCACCGGCAACGTCACGCAGTCTCAACCTACACGGGTACTCGGAACGGTCTACCACAACACGGGTACGACGGCTTTGTTCGTGAGTGTTTATATCTACTACTCAACCTCTGCCTCGGGTGTGGAGTTTTACTGTGACGCCAGTTCGTCGCCCACTACGCCAGTTGCGTGGACAGAACAAAGCGACGCAGGCGCCATCAGGGAGACCGTCTCATTCTGTGTCCCCTCCGGTTCTTACTACGAGGCAGTTACCAGTTCGGGCTCCCCCACAATCGGGAAGTGGACGGAGTGGGCCCTCTCCTAATGTTTAACCGGCTGGTCACTACCCTCGCCATGTTGACCGCCTTGCTCTTTGCCGTAGCTCTTGTCGGCA